TCACAGCACGTCTACCTGAAGCATGACGATTAGGTCGGTCCGCGACTCGTCCGACGATTGAGAGCGCAACCAACGCGGCAGGAACGGTAATCCAGACCCTGCGACCGTTGCGCTGCTTTCCTCCAGGCCCCCGAGCAGGACGAGCTCGCCCGACTTCACGGCGACCTTAGACGCCAATTCCCGCTTCAGCAGCGTAGGCGAACCGTTGACCCCGGTATCGGTGGACGTGAAATTGGAGATCTGCTGCGTCAGCGTGACAAGGACCGAATCCACCAAGACGACCGGACGAATATCCAGCATGACGCCCGATGATTGATAGTTCACCGACTGAATCGGAGCGCCGCCGCCTACCGGCACCGTAACCGCACCGAG